AGTACATTTAGCTTAGACTTTAGCGCAGCTAGTACATTTACTGCAACTGCAAACGCAGCAGCTACATTTACATTTAGTAATGCCGTTCAAGGGCAGGTGGTAGATTTAATATTAACAGGAAATTATACAATAACATTCAGTGAAACAGGTTCAACATTTAACAAAGTAGGTTCAACAGATTATGACGGCACAGCAAACAATTTAATTCAAATAGTGTGCACCGATGATAGTTCAGGTGCTAAAATATATCATTATTCTATTGCAACTTACACTAGCGATACAACACCTTAATAATATGAAAGCAATAAATATAAACGGACAAATTAAAACATATAATACATTGCCATCTTCATGGGGAGATATTATTGGAGGATTTCATTTACTTTCAGATGATGACTTAAGGTCTTATGGTTTTTATGATGTAGTAATTCCTGAATATGACTCAAGAATACAAGAACTTGGAGATTTATATTTTGATTCTGCAAGTGAAAATTTTACTAAAGATGTTTCAGATAAAACTTGGTCAGAAACTTTAACCGAGCTGAAAGAACAAAAATTAAATTATTTGCAAGAACATACAAATAGTTTATTATTAACAACTGATTGGTATTATATAAGAAAATTAAATAGAAATATAGATGTACCACAAGAAGTAGAAGATGAAAGAACTGCAATACTAGCAAGTCATAACGATCACGAAGCGGCAATTAATGCATTAACAAAAAAAGCAGATGTAGTAAAATATGAGTTTAGGTAAAAGATTAATATCGCAAGAAAGAATATTTGACGGAGATTTATCTAATGCAACGTCTTATGCTTCAAAAACACTTACAGTAGGTTCTCAAGGTGACCCAAGGGGTGGGTGTATAAGCGCTGATGGTACAAGGCTAATAACTACACATTTATCTAACAGTCAACATTGGTTTAATCAATATAACTTCAGTACCGCATTTGATGTTACGTCAATAGGTACTGTTCAAAAAACATACCAAACTACCGCAACAATGCCAAATTATATGACAGGTGTTATAATAAATAAAGATTTAGATTGGATTTCTTACGACCCATATTATTCAAATAATTATTATTCGCAGCCATTAGGTACAGCAGGAGATATATCAACAGCTGGTTCAATTAACACAGACACTTGTACGAGAAGTGGTGGTGAGAGAACATCATCATCACAATTTTTATCTCGTAATGAAGATACTTTATATTTACAATACGATACTGTAAAAGCTATTTCATTAAGTACAGCAGGTGATTTATCGTCGGGTTCTGGCTGTGGTACTGCAACTAGCATAAGTTTTGCAGTAACTGATTTAGGTTCAAGGGCAAGGTCGTGCCAATTTAATCACGATGGGACTAAATTTTATGCCGGTGGTGATCAAAATGGTAAAATAGCGCAATATGATTTATCAACTGCTTATGATATTTCTTCTAGAGGAACAGGGACAGTATTTGATTTTTCGTCAATAATAGGCAATATGGCTATTAGATTTATGCAACTTAATGATGAGATGTCGCATATTCTTTTATTTGGTCGTGTAGGAACATCGTCTCCTTATACACACGAAGTATGGGATTTAAAATTATAAAATAAAAAAAACGAATGGATTTGAACCATTCATATAATGCGTAATATATAAAAAATATAATTAAATCAAATTCAATAACTTATGAAATTAAAGAAAAAAGAGCTTGATAATTTAAAAGCTTTAGTAGATAAAATATCTACAAAACAAAATGAAATTGGGTTAAATACTATAAATGGTCATAAATTAGCCCATGAATTTTCACAGTTAGAAATACAATTAAATAATATGAAATCTAGCTTACAAGAAATATATGGAAAATGCAATATAAACATTGAAACAGGTGAGCTAGAAAAAATTGAATCAAATGAAACTAATAAGAAAAATTAGTATAGGAAGAGACTATAAGGATAACGCAATGCACTATCAAATTGGTCAGGAAGTTTATGGTAACCATGTAATCACAAATATATTAGAAAAAGATACAGATTACGAAATATATATTAAAAAGAATAAAGAAGTGTTACTTTGGAAATCTTTTAACAAAAACATGGGAATAAGTGTAGAGTATAATTTAGATTATGAATAACCCATATGCACTTATTATAAAACCAAAAGAAAACCGCTATAAAAATACCAAAAAAGTATCCGATAAAAATTTGATCTTAAACACGTCAATTAGTGACTATAGGTACGTAAGTAAGGAAGCAATAGTAAAAGCTCTTCCTGGCGCGTTTAAAACGCCTCTGCGCGAGTCTGATGAAGTATTAGTACATCACAATATATTCAGAAGATACTATGATGTAAGAGGGGAAGAAAAAAATAGTGGAAATTATTTTAAAAATAATATGTACTTTTGTTATTTAGATCAGGTATATATGTATAAAAGAAATGATAATTGGATAGCAATGCCAGGTTACTGTTTTGTAAATCCAATACAAGCTGATGATAAATGGGAAATAAAAGAAGAACCCTTAAAAGGAATTGTAGTTTATACAGATGGTTCTGATTTTGTAACTAAAAATGAAGTTATAGGTTTTACACCTTATTCTGAATTTGAATTTATTGTTGGTGATAAAAGATTGTATAGAATAAAATTAAATGATATTTCAATTAAATATGGATATAAAGAAAAAGAAGTCGAATATAATCCAAGCTGGCTATAGGGCAGTTGATGAACTTGTTAAAGTTGCAAAAGAACCTATAGTTGAAACCGATGATGACGTTTCAGCTGATAGATTAAAAAATGCAGCAGCTACAAAAAAGTTAGCAATATTCGATGCGTTTGAAATATTAAACAGGATACAAGCTGAAGAAGCTATATTAAATAATAAACCTATACAAGAAAATAAAGAAGCTTTTAAAGGATTTGCAGAAAAACGATCAAAATAATGAGTTATCAGCAAACTTTATATAAAATTGTTGAGCCTATTAAGCGTACAACAATACATAGATTAAATAAAAAGAAAGCTTGGAAGTATGGATATAACAAAGAGCATGATGTAGTTGTTATAAGTAAATCAGGTAAGATAGGTGAAATATATGAAATACAAAGCCTAAAGATTGCGTTGCCTGAAGAAAAAGATGTGTATAGCAAATATGATAAATGGACGCCTGAAGATTATCCAGCTGAATTAAAAAATATAAAAACAATTTTTGATTGGCAAACATATCCAACGGAATTTAAAGAAACATGGCATGCATACATTGATAGAGAATTTACCAGACGCGAAGAAGGCTTTTGGTTTCGCAACAAAGGTCGTAGTACTTACATTACTGGCTCTCATTACAATTACTTGCAGTGGTCCAAAATTGATGTTGGGAGACCAGAGTTTAGAGAAGCAAACAGATTATTCTTCATATTCTGGGAAGCTTGCAAGGCAGATAATAGATGCTACGGAATTTGCTACCTCAAGAATAGACGGTCTGGATTTAGCTTCATGTCATCGAGTGAAACAGTTAACCAAGCTACTATCAGTTCCGATGCTAGATTCGGAATCTTATCGAAGACTGGTGCAGATGCAAAGAAGATGTTTACCGACAAGGTGGTACCCATATCAACCCACTACCCATTTTTCTTCAAACCAATACAAGATGGAATGGACAGGCCAAAGACAGAGCTGGCCTACCGTGTCCCCGCTTCCAAACTCACTAGAAAGTCCATCACCAGTACAACCAAGTCCAACGCCGACGCGCTCGAAGGGCTCGATACAACAATAGATTGGAAAAACACAGGGGACAACTCTTATGATGGTGAAAAGTTAAAATTACTTGTTCACGATGAATCAGGTAAATGGGAAAGACCTGATAATATATTAAATAACTGGCGTGTTACTAAAACAACGCTGAGACTAGGAAGTAGGATAATAGGGAAATGTATGATGGGGTCTACTTCTAATGCCTTAGATAAAGGTGGAGATAACTTCAAAAAACTATACTATGACTCAGACGTTACAAAAAGAAACCGCAATGGACAGACTAGCTCGGGATTATATAGTTTGTTCATACCTATGGAATGGAACTACGAAGGATTCATTGATTCTTATGGAATACCTGTATTCGATACGCCCGGAACTCCAGTTGAGGGACCCTATGGTGATCAAATCGACATTGGCATAATAGAACACTGGGAGAATGAAGCAGATGGATTAAGAAATGATCAAGATGGATTAAATGAATTTTATAGACAGTTCCCGCGTACAGAAGAACATGCGTTCAGAGATGAAACAAAAAACAGTATATTTAATTTACAAAAAATATATGAACAAATAGATTACAACGACGGTGTATTAACATCAGGGGCTGTAACAAAAGGAAACTTCCAATGGGAAAATGGTATTAAAGATTCAAGAGTAATTTTTATGCCTGATTTAAATGGAAGGTTTAATATATCTTGGATTCCTAGTTTAAATTTGCAAAACCATGTAATAACTAAAAATGGGGGCAAGTATCCAGGAAACGAACATATAGGGGCATTTGGATGTGACTCTTATGATATATCAGGTACAACTGATGGAAGAGGTTCAAAAGGTGCATTACATGGATTAACTAAATTTAGTATGGAAGATGCACCAATCAATTCATTCTTTTTAGAATATATTGCAAGACCTCAAACCGCTGAAATATTTTTTGAAGATGTACTTATGGCATTAGTATTTTATGGGATGCCACTTCTTGCAGAAAATAACAAACCAAGATTGTTGTATTATTTAAAACGAAGAGGGTATCGAGGATATTCTATGAATAGACCAGATAAAACAAGAAATAAATTATCTACAGCTGAAAAAGAAATAGGTGGTATACCTAATACATCTGAAGATATAAAACAAATTCACGCTGCGGCTATTGAATCTTATATAGATAAATTTGTAGGATTACAAGAAGATGGAAGCTATGGAAACATATATTTCAATGCAACACTGAATGATTGGTCTAAATTTAATATAAATAATAGAACCAAGCACGATGCCGCAATAAGCTCAGGGCTTGCAATTATGGCATGCAATAGACACTTATACCAGCCAAAACAATTAAGACAAACAAAAGTTTTAGATTTTGGTTTCAAAAAATATGATAACAAAGGAAGTATTTCAAAAATAATAAAATAAATGGATTTATTACCAAAAGGCATATTCCCAAGCCAAGCAGTTTCAAATGCTGAGAAAGCAAGTGAAAAGTATGGTTTAGAAGTTGCAAAAGCAGTTGAATCAGAATGGTTTAAAAGAGACTCTGGTACAGCTAGGTATTATGCTAACAGAGACAATTTTCACCGTTTAAAATTATATGCTAGGGGTGAACAATCAATACAAAAATATAAAGACGAATTATCTGTAAACGGTGATTTATCATATTTAAACTTAGATTGGAAACCAGTACCTATCATACCAAAATTTGTAGATATAGTTGTAAATGGTATTGCAGAAAGAACATATGATATAAAAGCATATTCACAGGACCCCGCTTCAGTACAAAAAAGAACAAAGCATGTTCAAAACTTACTAGAAGACATGTTTACTAGAGAATATAAAGATTCTGTAAAAAAAGAAACTGGAATTGATATATTTAAAACAGATAGAAATACTTTACCAGAAACAGAAGAGGAAGTGCAATTGCATATGCAACTAGATTATAAAGATTCAATTGAAATTGCAGAAGAAGAAGCTATAAATAATGTATTTGATCATAATAAATATGAATTAATAAAGAAAAGATTAGATTATGATATAACTGTTTTAGGTATAGGGGCTGTTAAAAATGAATACACAACTTCAGAAGGGATAAATATAAAATATGTTGATCCAGCTGATTTGGTTTATTCTTATACAGAATCACCTCATTTTGATGATATATATTATGTGGGTGAAATAAGAAGAGTATCTGTAGTTGATTTAAAAAAACAATTTCCACATTTAACAGAAGAAGATATAAGAAAAGATGTAGAGGGGCAAGGAACCAATGTTAAACTATACAACAAATCATACGCTGGTAAAGATAATGAAGATGACGCATATGCTTATGTATTATATTTTGAGTATAAAACATATAGAGATGATGTGCATAAAATAAAAGAAACGTCAACGGGTGCATCGAAAGCAATTAAAAAAGACGATACTTTTGACCCGCCAAAAGATTCAAGATCAAGATTTGAAAAATCATCAAGGACTATTGAAGTAATATATGAAGGCGCAAAAATCATTGGTACTAATAAATTACTAAAATGGCAGTTAGCTGAAAACATGACAAGACCAAAGTCAAATACAGTTAAAGCACAGTTTAGTTATAATATAGTTGCACCGAGAATATATAAAGGTAAAGTTGAGTCGCTTGTTAGTAGAATGACAACATTTGCTGATATGATTCAAATAACTCATTTAAAGTTACAACAGGTATTATCAAGAATGGTACCAGACGGTGTATATTTAGATGCTGATGGTATTGCTGAAATTGATTTGGGTAATGGCACAAATTACAATGCGCAAGAAGCACTGAATATGTATTTTCAAACAGGATCAGTTATTGGTAGATCAATGACACAAGACGGTGAATTCAATAACGGAAAAGTTCCGGTACAAGAATTACAGTCTTCTGGAGCAAATGCTAAAATATCTAGTTTAATAAATTCATATAATTATTATTTACAAATGTTACGTGATGTAACAGGGCTAAATGAAGCAAGAGATGGTTCAACACCAGATAAAAACGCATTAGTAGGATTACAAAAAATTGCTGCTGCAAATTCAAATACAGCAACAAGACACATATTGCAAGGTGGGTTATATCTTACATTAAAAACAGCTGAAGCAATATCGCTTAGAATATCAGATGTATTAGAATATAGCCCAACACGTAAATCATTTATACAGGCTATAGGAAAATCTAATGTAGGTGCATTAGAAGATATGAAAAAATTACAGCTGCATGATTTTGGTATATTTTTAGAATTAGCGCCAGATGAAGAAGAAAAACAATTACTTGAAAACAATATACAAATGTCTCTTCAAAAAGAACAAATTAATTTAGAAGATGCTATTGATATTAGAGAAATAAGAAATTTAAAGCTTGCTAATCAATTATTAAAATTAAGGAGAAAACAAAAATTTGAGCAGGATAGACAAATACAACAAGAAAATATTCAAATGCAAACACAATCTAATGCACAAGCTGCGCAAGCAGCTGCGCAAGCAGATGTTCAAAAACAACAAGCTATAACACAAAGTAAAGCTCAATTGGCACAAATTGAAGCTCAATTAGACACACAAAAATTAGAAAAAGAAGCTGAAATAAAAATGATGCTAATGCAAAAAGAGTTTGAAATGAATATGCAGCTTAAAGACGCTGATTTAAATGTAATTAAAGATAAAGAGAAGTTTAAAGAAGATAGGAAAGATCAAAGAACAAAAATACAAGCTTCTCAACAATCTGAATTAATAGATCAAAGAAAAAATAATAAACCACCTAAAAAGTTTGAATCTGCAGGATTTGATACTTTGGGTGGATTTGGCTTAGAGCAGTTTGAGCCTAGATAAAAAAACTGCAAACATTTTTATAATATTATATCATGGAAGAAAATAAAGACGTCGTTGTAGACGAAACACCGACAGCAGCCGAAAAGGAAGAAAAAGTACTTGAGGATGCTGGTAAACAAACATCTTTAGAAGATGGTGTTTATAAAGTGGATTTAAGTAAACCACCAAAAACAGAAACAGATGCCGTTCAAGAACAAAGCACAGATGAAAGCGTGTTACGCGGAAGCGGCACGGATGAAAAAGATGGGCAAGAAGCCGACGTGGAATTGCAAGAAGTACAGCAAGAAGAGCAATTAACTTTAGAAGAAGTTATAGAAGAAGAAGAGTCGGGAATAAAAGAAGAGCCTAAGCTTGAAGATCCAGTAGAGGAACTTAAGGAAGAAATAGAAGAAGCTGTACAAACAGCACAAGATACAGCAACAGAATTACCAGAAAACATTCAAAAGGTTGTAGACTTTATGAATGAAACTGGAGGAACGTTAGAAGATTATGTAAAAATTAATCAAGATTATTCTAACATAGACGATTCAACTTTATTATATCAATATTATAATCAAACTAAATCACATCTTACAAAAGATGAAATTGATTTTTTAATTGAAGATAATTTTAGTGTAGATGAAGAAGTTGATGAACCAAAAGATATTAAGCGTAAAAAACTCGCTTATAAAGAAGAAATTGCAAAAGCTAAAAGCTATTTGGAAGGATTAAAGGGCAAATACTACGAGGAAGTCAAGTTGGGTTCTAAGTTAACCAGCGATCAACAAAAAGCTATTGAGTTTTTCAATACTTACAACTCTGAGCAATCAGAACAGCAAAAGCTACAAGAAAGACAAGTTGAGCATTTTAACACCGAGTCTAATAAAGTTTTCAATGAAGAATTCAAAGGTTTTGAATTTAAAGTTGCTGACAAAAAATATAGATTCAACGTTAAAGACGCACAACAGGTAAAAGATAGACAGTCCGACATATTAAAAGTATTAGATAAGTATATCAGTAAAGATAATATGTTACAAGATGCGGCTGGTTATCATAAAGCCTTATTTGTTGCAGACAATGCAGATGCAATTGCAAATCATTTTTACGAGCAAGGTAAAGCTGATGCTATTAAACAGTTAGATGCTGAATCCAAAAATATAAATATGGATCCACGTAAAACTGGCACAGTTGAAACCGGGGGTGTAAAAATAAGAGCAATTACTGGTGATGATAGTTCAAAGTTAAAAATTAAACTTAGACAATAACTTTAAAAAAATAAAACAAAATGGCAGTAATAACTCCTACTGGCGGATCCAATTTAAACGCGGTTCCAGCTCCAGTAAAGCAAACTTTGTCGACTAACTACCTATCATTTACAGGTGGTTCAAACGACTGGTCTCAGCAATACTTACCAGAGTTATACGAAGCAGAAGTTGAAAGATATGGAGACAGATCTATCGCTAGCTTCTTAAGAATGGTGGGTGCTGAAATGCCTATGTCTTCAGATCAAGTAGTATGGTCAGAGCAAGGTAGACTACACTTAAAGTATACAGGTACTATTGTAATTGCAACAGGTGTTGTAACAATTGCAGCATCAGGTACTCACGCTGTAAGAGTAGGACAAACAGTAAAAATTAAAGGTGCTTCATCAGGTAAAATTGATAACGCATATGTATCAGCTGTTAACTCAGGTGCTACAACTTTAACACTTAAAAGATACGGTGCAGCAGCATTTAATACTTCAGGTAATACTTTTACAGACGGTGAAACAGTAACACTATTTGTTATCGGTTCAGAATTTGCAAAAGCTACTACAGGTATGACAGGTGCGGTAACTCCATCTTTCAAGTCGTTTACTAACAAACCAATTATTTTAAAAGATAAGTATGAGGTTTCAGGATCTGATGCTTCTCAAATTGGTTGGGTAGAAATTACAGGTGAAAACGGTCAATCAGGTTACCTATGGTACCTAAAGGCAGAAGGTGATACAAGAACTAGATTCGAGGATTACTTAGAAATGTCAATGGTAGAAGGCGAATTAGCAGTGTCAGGTTCTGGTGCGGCTGGTGTAACTGGAATTGGTGGAACTGAAGGTCTTTTCGCAGCAATTGAAGATAGAGGTCACGTAACTGCGGGTGTTGATGGAAACACAGCAACTGAAGATTTAGCTGACTTCGATGAAATTCTTAAGAAATTAGATACGCAAGGTGCTATCGAAGAAAACATGTTATTTGTAAACAGAGATGTTGCATTAAACATTGACGATATGCTAGCGGCTCAAAATTCTTATGGTACAGGTGGTACATCTTACGGTGTTTTCTCAAACAGCGAAGATATGGCACTTAATTTAGGTTTCTCTGGTTTCAGAAGAGGTTCTTATGACTTCTACAAAACTGACTGGAAATACTTAAATGATATTACAACAGGTGGTTCATTCACTAACATTAGAGGTGTATTAGCTCCTGCTGGAACATCAACTGTTTACGATCAAACATTAGGTAAGAACATCAAAAGACCATTCCTTCACGTTAGATATAGAGCTTCTCAAGCTGACGATAGAAGAATGAAGTCTTGGACTACAGGTTCTGTAGGTGGTGCGACTACATCTGATCTAGACGCAATGGAGGTACACTATTTATCTGAAAGATGTTTAGTAGTACAAGGTGCTAATAACTTTATGTTATTAAACTAATCCTTATTTAATATGAGAATTATCCCGGCTTCGGTCGGGAATTCTTATATTTTTTTATTATTTAATCTTATTATATCATGGCAACAAAAACAAAATCAGCCCCTAAATGGGAGATAAAAGATAGATCATACTATCTAATAAACGGGAAAAGCCCGCTTACATATACAATAAAAGGTAAAAACATATTTTGGTTCGATAAAGAAAAAGGATTTGAAAGAGAATTAAAATATACCTTAAACCAAAAAACTTGTTTCGTTGATGAATTTAAAGGCGACGCAAGACTTGGTCATATAGTTTTTGAAGACGGTGTATTAATTGTACCTAAAGAAAAACAAACTCTGCAAAAATTAATGTCATTATATCACCCAGATAATGGAAGGGTATTTGCTGAATTTGATGCAGAACAAGAAGCAGAAGATGAATTAGATATTATAGAGCTTGAAATTGATGCACTAAATGCAGCAAAATCAATGGATATTGATCAAGCAGAAGCAATAGTAAGATCAAACATTGGTTCTGAGGTATCTAAGATGACTTCTAAAGAAATAAAAAGAGATTTATTACTATTTGCTAAAAATGATCCTAAACTGTTCTTAGAACTAGCAAATGATGATGATATTAATATTAGGAATATGGCTATTAAAGCAGCTGAATTAGGGATATTAAAATTATCTGATGATCAAAGAACATTTAAATGGGTGTCAACAAATAAAAAAATTATGACAGTACCATTTGATGAGCATCCTTACTCAGCCTTTACAGCTTTCTTAAAAACAGATGAAGGTTTAGAAGTATATAAATCAATAGAAAAAAGACTTAAGTAAAGTCAGATTATAGTGATGGCCACTGTAATCGTGGCTATTACTATAATAAAAAATAAAAAATGATTAATATAAATACAGTTTATCAAAAAGTACTTGCTATTATAAACAAAGAAAATAGAGGATATTTGACTCCGCAAGAGTTCAATCTTTTTGCTAATCAAGCTCAGGCTGAAATTTTTGAGCAGTATTTTTTTGATTTAAATCAATACAAAAGATTAGCGCCTAATGATACTGAATATGCTGATTTATATAAAATAACTGATGAAAAACTGAGTAAATTTAAAAAAGAGGCTACTCTTGTTTATTCAACAGACTCTTTCCAAATCCCTTCTGATTTACATAAATTGGGGACATTAACATATAATAATATAGAATTAGAAAAAGTTGATAAAAAAACATTAAATGAATATACTAGTTCTAAATTAACTAATCCAACAACAAACAATCCAGTATACATACAGAGTATAGCTAATACTTCATTGCAATGGAATATAAAAGTATATCCTGTATCAATTATATCAGGAATTACATGTACATATACTAGAAAGCCGTCAGCGCCTGAGTGGGGTTATACTATGGTAGATGGTACAGCTTTATATAACGCAGGACAATCACAAAATTTTGAATTGCATCCTTCTGAAGAAACGAATGTTGTGTTAAAAATATTATTATATACAGGCGTCAGTATTAAAGACCCTAATATAGCTCAATTAGCAGATGCAAAAGAAACTAAAAAAATAACACAAGAAAAATCTTAATAAATGGGACTAATAACACAAACAGCTAAAGAATACTACACAGTAGCAAATAATTTTACTGGTGATGGTTCTACAGTTAATTTTACTGTTACATTTGACCCATTGCCATCTGCAGAAAGTGAATTTATAGTATATCAAGGAGGAAATGAAATTGATGATGATCAATATACTTACAATTCAAGCACAGGTGTTGTAACATTTTCATCAGCACCAGCAAACGGGACAGCTATACAAATTAAGCTTA